TCTTCATACTAGCGAGCTCTGCGGCAGCGATCTCGGAGTTGAGCGTCTTCTTGGCGTTGAGCTGCTTAGCTTCCAGATCATTCTGCTCGATCAGGGTGCGCGATCCGGCGCTGGGCTGCGTATCGGCGAGCCGGCGCATCTCATCGGCGACACTCTGCGAGTTACCCGCGCGAACGTGAGCCGTGCCGGCGGCCTGTCGTGCCTCTCGCAGCTCCCTCTCCGCCACAGCCTGACGCTTCAGCGCCGCGGTGGCGCTGTTAATCTCGACAGCATCGAACGCCGTCGTCCACTGAGCTTTAATAAACGTCAGTTCCGTCTTGATGCTGCCTAGTATGCCGATAAGACCGCCAATACCCCCGATCGCTAGTTTTACGCCAAATCCCATAGCCATCGCTTCGCCGGCCGCGACGATCTCTTCTCTGAATTTTACAACCCAATCGATCGCGCTTCGGATATCGCTTACGATAGCGGTAAGATCCTGACCGAGCGTGTCGCCCAGACCCTTAGCGGTGCCGCTGGCGAGAAACTCGTTAAAGTCGACCGCCTGCTTCTTAATAACCTCGAAGAAGCCGTTGGCGTTCGGCAGACCGCTCTCAGACATCGGCTTGCCGACGTTGATGATCGCCAAATCTTGAAGCAGAAGCGCGGTACGGCCAATCTGACCGTTGAAGGTCTGCATCTGGCGCACGGCCGCGCCGCCAAAGGATCGCTCGAACTCGAGATTCAAGGCTTGAATGGTGCTCTTAGCGTCAACGGTGCCGGTGTGAATATCCGACATCATCTGGCCGTAGGACTCGCCGACCGATCGCGCCATGAGCTTCGCGGCCGAGGGGATCGCCATCATGAGCTGATTACGCAGCTCCTTCATCTGGACGACGCCCTTACCGGCCATTTCCTGCATAGCCAAGGAAGCGCGGTTTAGTTCGCTATCGCCGCCACCGAAGGCCGCGACGGCGTCAACAAGCGCCTTCATACCGCCAGCCATGGGGTCGAGCCCAGCGGCGTTCAGTCGAACAAAGGCGGTATGAATGGCATTCAGAGAGAACGGCGCGTCTTTCGCCATGTTCCGGAGCTGAGTGACGCTTTCGGTCGCTTCCTTCAGCGGGTCTTGCGCCACCGAGAGCGTCTTCATGATCGTAACCATGCGCTCGAACTCGGCGTTGACGCCGACAATCTCTCGAACCCATGACGTCGTCGCGGTCTCGACCATGCCGAGCGCCTGGTGCGTGAGCCCCAGAACAACGGTTACGTCGCGTAGCGTGCTTAGAAAGCTCTTGGAGCTATCTTCCATCTTTCGGATGGAAGTAACGACATTGCCGGCCTTGCTTTCGAACTTAGTGAGCGACTCGCCCGCACGCAACATGCCAGACGAGAACGAGCCGTCATCAAGTTCGAGTTCAACTTTCAAGGCCATAAAACTATACCTTCAACTGAAGCCTTATCGAAAGGCGCTTGCGAGAGACTTCAAAGACTGAAGTCCGACTTTATCCAGCTGTTCGGTCAGCTTTTCAGCCGCGACGTCTATCTCCGCGACCGTACCCATTTGCTTTCTCAGGTCGCTCATGAGTAGTGAGAGACCTTCACCGGACTGAACGCTTGCGCCTATCATCGCGGTTTTGATGGATTCTTCGGCCGTTATTCTATCGATATTTCGATGCATTAGCCAGAAGCGAGCGATCGGCATTTTAAGTACCGCTCGATCGCTTAGGCTATAGAATCGAACTACGCGGCAGAAGACGTATCCGAAGTCGTAAGACTTGACGTTGCGGGAGGGTTTGCGGCAGCATCAGCCGCAACCTCCCCGTCAGCTTTACGCTCGCCGTTATGCGTCTTGGCGAACTCGAGAATCTTATTGAGACTCGCCAGCGGCAACTGAATCAGCATTTCGTGAGTGAGGGTCTTGAAGGATCGGCCGATCATCTTCGTCAGCGTGCCGATCTCGGTCTCGATGTCGGTGGCGACGGCGAGAGCCTGCATATCCTTGGTGTTGGCAATCCACGCCTCGACCGTCACAGGGGATAGCGCATGAGCGACGCCAGCGAGCTTGATGGTAACTTCGGGGAATTCGCTCGCGATCGCGTCCAGATCAAGAAATTTCGTCGGTGCGGAAGCCATGGGTGTTTCTGTCCTGTCAAAGAAAAACTGGCGCTTCTTGCGAAACGCCAGTCAATATTGATCTATCTCACTTGAAATTACAAGTGATTAGATGGCCGAAGCGTCACCGATCAAGAAGAGATTGCCGTAGACCGGGTCCGGATAGCCCGTGAAGGTGACGTCGTAGATGCGCTCCTTCTCGAGTTGGTAGGCGAACTTCAAGCCGCCGGCGGTCGCCGCATACGGGATGTTAAAGTCTTCCGAGCGGTTCGTGTCGGCGTTCGCCTGCGGATGTAAGGTAAGCAGCTGGGCGATCGCGAGTAGCGAGGTGCCGACCGCGGTCGGGACGGTCACTTTGATCTTGGTGCCGAGAACGCCGCCCGTCAGGGTCGCGCCGGAAAGCGTCACGGTGCCGGTGCCGGTCTTGGCGAGGGTGATGGTGTTCGAGGAGAAGTAGGCGGTGTCATAGCTGTCCGCGACGATCGTCGCGACGCCTAGAGCCGAGGTGCCCGTAACCATGCCGACCAGCGGATCTTCATCGATGTTGAACTGCGCCACGAAGTTCGCGGCCTGCGCCGTGACCGAAGCGCCGATCAAGAACTGATTGGCGGCGAGCGGACCAGTGGCGACGGCGGTGTAGGTCTTGCCGTTGACGGAAATGGTGTCGCCGACAGTCGCAACCGTGGTCCAGGTGATCGTACCCGAAGCCTTGACGGCGCCGTTCTCGTCGATGACAGCGCCCGGCATGATGCGGACCAAGTTGTCGAGTGTGGTTTCCGCCAACGGCACTTTCACCGAGACCGTGCGGCCCAGGATGATTTCGTTGATGACGGACTTGCCATACTGATCGACCAACACCTGATGCGTCTCGGTCTTGACTTCGACGTCCACGCCGCCCTGGGTATAGCCCAGGTCAACGCCGCCAAAGAGAACCTTGCAGACACCCAGGCGAACGTTATTTGTGTTGCTCACGGCGTTTTCCTTCGGAAAATTGGGAAGTCAAAGTGACTTGAACAATTATAACCTTGAAAACGCCGATAAGTCAAAGCTGACTTAGCACGTTTGGCATAATATATTGGGAAGATAGGTTGATCGCCCACTCATAAACGTTACCCGCCGACCTCGGATAGACGATTGGCAGGTTGACGGGGTAGCATTGCATAATACGCAACAGCACGGTCATGCCATCGGCGTCATAAAACGTCTGATTAGTCATCGTCAACGCATTGGCGATGTTAATAGCCATTGCATCCCCGGTCGCATGATCCTTATTACGATAGATGGCCTGAAATCGCGCCCTGTAGAAATCAGGGACGTAGTGATTGACCGGGATACCCTGCGCCGGCAGCTTCAAAAGAATGCCGTTGATACAGCTCTCGGGCATATGGTGCTCGAATATATCGACGCCTAGCGCTGTCGCGAGTCCGGCCTCGATCAGAATTCCGGCGATGCAGTCGAGGTTCACTTATCATCTCCCAGTGCGGTTGCGGCGATAGTCTGCATCGTCACCTGGAAAATCTCCTCGGGTAGCTTCTCGGCATAGAAGTCGACAGCGCGGCCGATGAAGTCCTCTCCGATATCGATACCGGGATTCGCTTCCATCTTCGCGAACGTGCCGGGGCCAATACCCATATGCGAGTAGTTTTGATCGATCTCAGCCGCATAATCGAGACCCTCGCCGCCGACGATATCGATCTCAAGCCGACCGCGTTCGCCGCGATTTACGACCTTGTGAATGGAATCCTCGAGATCGCCGGTGTCATGCGGCGTCTGAAGTTTCGCCAAAATAACGATCTTGTCGGTGACATTCTGCATCGTGCGACGCGCGTGATCAGGTACCTTCTCGGCGCAGTAACGAAATGCGGCGATCAGTTCATCGCCGCCCTTAATTCTCATGCCGGGTTTCACTGTTCCCACTCCTCGAAGTCGCACTCGTAAT